ACCTTTGGAAGTAATGGCTCTAGAAGGAGACTTTGCCCTCGTCTCAAAGCTCCTATTCCTAATCTCCATCGCGGTCTTCTCCTAACTGGGGTGCGGGTGGTGGCTTGTTACCCCTATAGTCGGTAGCAACGGCACTTTCGCAAGGGAAAAACGGGAAAATCGTACCCGTTCCCGAGGTGCACAATGTAACGTCGTTCTGGGTTTGTGCTTGCACTTTTGTTATGCCGTCGGTATACTAGGGTAGGTAAATTGCCCCTACTCTCCCGGTATCGCTCATGGCAGACAAATTCAAAGTCACGATGTACGTCACTGCCTATGAACTGGCCAAGGAAGGCGTCTCCGATGAGCAGATTGCCGGGACGCTCGGGGTGGCGGGCCAAACCTTTCGGTCGTGGTGTGCCAAGCGGCCAGCTCTGGCCGAAGCCTTAGCCCGGGGGCGGTACAAAAGGGACCCCGGTGACGAGCACACTTTCCAAGAATATATCTACGATCATCTCTCCCCCCACCTACGGAAATTGTGGGAGGAGATCCACGAATGTGAGACGCTAGAAAACGGCGTGGAGCGGGTGGAAGCGCTGCTGAAAAACCACGGTATCCGGGCACGGCAGTACCTTTTCCTGTATGCTCTAACTCAATCGATGTTCAACATTTCTAAAGCGCTCCGGAAGCTTTGCATCCCCAGAAAAACTTTCGAGAGTTGGCGTGCCAACGATCCTGATTTTGCGGAACTGATGGACGAGATTCACTGGTACAAAGAGAACTTTTTCGAGCAAGCATTCATTGGTCGGGTAGCGGCAGGGGACACGGCAGCCGTCATCCATGCGGTGAAAACGAAGTGCCGTGACCGGGGGTACAATGATAAGGTGGAGGTAGTGCATAGTGGAAGCATCACAAACGAGCATACCGTGAGCATAGCCGAGCTCGACTTATCCATTGAGACCAGGCAGGAGGTACTCACGGCCCTCCGGACTAAACTTCAGGCAGAGGAGGGGGTGTCCAATAATGACAGTACGGGATCTGAATAAAGAGAACAAGTGGCGCCGCTGCCTGGATTGCGGGGTGCAGATGTGGACCGATCGATGCCATCGGATCTGCAAAAAGTGCCGCCGACGGCATAACTCTAGTAAGGACAGGAACTTACCTACAGTGAAGGGCCTTTACAAGAGTTAGCTAAATGGCAATAGCCACAGCACTCCCCCAAATACTCCACACCCCCCACCGAGCCGTCCCCGGCACAACAATAACGGCATCCGAGGCGGAGCTCGTTCGTAGCATCTGCCACGAAAGCCTCTATGAATTCGTTCGAGAGTTTTGGTCCGTAGTGGTTCCAGAATCCCCGGTGTGGAACTGGCATATTGAGTATCTGTGTGAGGTGTTCCAGGAGGATGCTGAACGGGTGTTCCGCAACGAGTCTAAGCAGTACGACACCATTGTCAACATTTCCCCCGGCACAACAAAATCAACCGTTCTCAGTATCATGGCCCCGGCATGGATTCACGCCCGTCGCCCAGATATGAGAGTTATCGCCGCCTCTCATACCCAGCAACTGACGTTTGAACTTGGCCGGAAATGCCGCATGATAGAGGAAAGCGAACTCTACAAGAAGGCTTTCCCGGAGATGATCCCATCCCATGACCAATGGACCAAATCACTTTTCATGAATACCAAAGGCGGTGGACGCCTAGCCGCCACCGTAGGCGGTATGACCCCCACTGGGTTCCATGCGCATTTCCTTCTCGTAGACGACCCTCTAGACCCCCAACAAGCTGGCCGCCTTAGTAATGCAGAGCTGGATGCGGCAAACATCTTCATGAGCGAAGTCCTCCCATCCAGGAAGGTGAATAAAGAAATTGCCATAACATGGCTCATCATGCAGCGCCTCCACCAAAATGACCCTACAGGTAACCAGCTAGCCAAGGGCAAAGACAGGATCCGTCATATCTGCCTCCCGGCTGAGAAGAGCTTTCGTGTTAAGCCTATACGCCTGCGACGTAAGTATATAAATGGTTTAATGGACCCGGCTAGATTGAGTCAGGCGGTACTCGATGAGGCGAAAGTTGATCTAGGGGAATTCGGATTTAGCGGGCAGTATCGTCAACATCCAGTGCCCCGAGGAGGCGGGATGTTCAAGGCCCAACGCATTGCAATCGACGAGAATCCTGGTCTTGGTTCCAAGCAATGGGCCCTTTGCCGATTCTGGGATAAAGCCGGGACTGCGGGCGGAGGGGCGTATACTGTGGGGTTGTTAATGGGGCGGTGGCGGCCTGCCGGCGCCGCCAAGGACGGCTCGGAGGACGTGTGGTGGATCCTAGATGTGGTACGGGAACAGCTCGATAGCGGGGAGCGGGAGCAGCTACTAGTGCAAACCGCAAAGATCGATGGGAAGCGGGTAACGATTGGTATAGAGCAGGAACCCGGTAGCGGTGGAAAGGAATCGGCCCAGGCCACTGTTAAGCGCCTTGCCGGGTGGCGGGTGAAGGTAGTGCCTGCTGTAGGTTCTAAGGAGGAGCGGGCGGACGAGTGGTCGAGTATGATAAATGCGGAGGCGTTTCGGATGAAGCGTGCGCCGTGGAACCGGGATTTTTTAGATGAGTTGAAATTCTTTCCATTTTCAACCTACAAAGATCAAGTCGACGCCGGGGCGGGCGCATATACCATCCTCGCGAACCCTGCTAAGCGGGTGGGGGCATTTTAAGGAGACTAGTTATGGGTGGAGCGACTAGGCCGAAGTGGCTTGATGTGGAGTACATGTGCCATGATGCTAGTGCAAAGATCTCCCGGAATCAGCCGTGCCCGTGTAATAGTGGGCTACGGTGGAAGCGTTGCTGCCTTCTGCGAAAGGGGCATTATACGACAATCACAGCGAAAGGCAAACGAACCCTGGTTCGTGTCTTTTTAAACCGTGCCAGGGAGAACCCGCTGTTGGCCAGCTACTTTAGGTGACTATTTATGTGAGGGGAGCATGGCCAACGACGATGGAACGGGTTGATGCTGGACCTGGTAGTCGTGCTCTTGCTGGTGCTGGCGGGTGTTGCGGTCTTTGTGTTGGTGGTGCTTGGATGGAGACTAGCATGAATATCTGTAGAGGTGGCTAACATGAGCAAGAAGGTAGACGAAGAACCCGGTGTGGACCTGGGTCCCGAGCAAGTTGTGTGTCGCCGTCATGGCGATCCGTTCCGGGTCAAGTGGCCTAAAGGATTTCCTGCATTTACTCATACCGCTTTTGCCGTGGTGATGATGGACGAAGTATTCATCCGGGAGGTGAAGATGCTTTCGCCCAATAACAACATTCAAGAAGAGCTGGCGGCGGTAGAGCAGCTCCTGGCGCAGGTGCCTCTGTGTTGTCGTATGGCGCCACCGGATCTGTTTCAGGTGTACAGGGAAGTGAACCTGGCGGAACGTGTGTGGGAGCGGGCTGAGTGTGGCCTGTGTGGGAGAGTGGGGTATGGTTCTTCTTTTCGACAGTTGACCCCAAACGGAGATGGTTTTCTGCCCCTTACGTATCATCATATATGTCTTCGCTGTGTGTGTTTCACAGGCTAACTACAGAGGAGCTATCAATGAGCGGACCTAACCAAACCCCGGCGGTATCAGAGGAACTGGTGTTTAATACCATTCTGCAAAACCCGGACCTGCTTATGAACGTGATGACCTCGCGGGCGGACCTGCTGAGCACGTTATTTGATCCTCGGCGGGACATCGACGACGAGTGTGGCTACCCAAAGACCATCGACGAGATCCAGTTCCGGCGCATGTACGACCGGGAAATGGGTCGCCGGGTGGTGAACGTGTACCCGGAAGAGACGTGGAAGCAACTGCCCCGGATCTACGAAGACCCGGACCCCGATACTGACACCCCGTTCGAGGCCAGCCTGGAGGACGTGGAGAACGGCTACCACCTCCTCCACTATTTGCAACGGGCCGATGAGCTCAGTGGTGTGGGGCACTACGGTATCATCCTGTGGGGGCTGAACGACGGGAAGAAGTTGAACGAGCCCATAGAGGGGTGGGAAACCTGGGAGGAGGCTACGGGTAAGTCTAGCGTTTGGGTGGCGGAGCGGCGGCTCCTCTATATCCGGGTGCTGGACGAAAGTCTGGTACGCATTGCCACCTACGAGCAGGACGTGACGAATCCCCGGTACGGGAAGCCCACTGCCTACACGATCACCCTACATGACCCCCGTAATCAGGAGAACAAGGCGAGTACTGCGCCACCGAACACGAGCGAGATGAGCGTGCACTGGACACGGGTGACCCATCTGGCGGACAACCGGAAAACCTCCGAGGTGATTGGTACCCCACGGATGGAGCCGGTGTGGAATCGGCTCTATGATCTGCGGAAGGTGCTGGGTGGGAGTGGAGAGATGTATTGGCGGGGCGGGTTCCCCGGTGTGAGCTTGGAGACGCAACCCGGCCTGGAGAATGCGGAGATTGATGAAGAAGCTACCAGAACCACCATGTTTAACTATATGAACGGGCTCCAGCGCTACATTGCGCTCACCGGCATGAATGCCAAGAGTTTGGCTCCCCAGATCGCTGATCCCAGCAGCAGCTTCGAGGTACAGGTGAAGGCGATTTGCATCATCCTTGGTGTGCCGTACCGGGTGTTCATGGGGATTGAGGAGGGTGTGGTGAGCGGGGATCAGGCGACGAGAGCGTGGGATGGCCGTCTGCTAAACCGCCAGCAGCGGTACGTGACCCCGATGATTATTGAGCCGGTGTTACAGCGGCTCGTGGACTACGGGGTGTTGCAACCCACGGCGGAGCCCCAGGGGTGGACCGTGGAGTGGCCCGACCTGACAGCGCCAAACGAGCAGGAGAAAGCCGATGTGGCTGCCCGGAAGACGGAGGCTTTCGCGAAGTACGTTGGCGGTGGGGTGGATACACTTATCCCACCTATGGAATTCCTGACCCTCATCTGCGGCCTGGAGGACGATGTGGCGACGGCCATTATCGAGGCGGCGGTGGAGCACATAGAGGGAATCGAGGACGAGGACAAGGTAGTGCCGGGCCGTGTGCCGACCCCCGAGCCCCTCAAAGAAGGTGGGGAAGGAACCCTTGTCCCAGAAGAGCTGGGGGAGGAGTGATGAGTAGGGTAGTGTTTGTAAAGTGTAGCGATACCAGACCAAAGGCCGGCGCAATATACCAACGAGAGTATTTTTTCCGAGGTCGCACGTACAACGAAACTCGCGTTGTGCTTACCGTAGGTTACGATCCAATGGTGGGCGCCGAAGGAGTCACCTGGGAGATACTGGGCGACACCGGGCCAAACAGCTTTTCGTCATTCCGTGAATGGGGGAAATGGGTCTTGGCTGCCAAGCTCTTGTGTTAGTATGTGGAGGTGCCAACAATGTCAAAACCAATGAACAGCATGAGGATGGATCCGACCCGGACCACCATGCTACGGCGTGGGTTGATGGGGGAGATGCGGAAACGGTTCCGGGCATTGCGGGCGGCCATCACTCGGCTCATTGTGGATGAAGACGCCTTCGGTCTACGTGCGGATCGGCAAGCCGGTAGCAATGCCGTCCTGGCGGTCCCAGTGGCCACTAGTCGCACGCTTGGTCTCGCTACAGTGCTAGGCAATGCGTTGCTCGTGGCTAACGTGGTGCGGCGTGTGGGGCGGTTGTGGTACGTATATGGAAAGAAGGGGCAGCGGCTCAGCCGGGGTTATCCGACCAAGAAGCAGGCGGCGAAGCGGCTCGGGCAGATCGAGTACTTCAAGCGAAATGAGGGCGGCAACGGCACTTTCACCATCAATACCCGGTGGCGGTTCGAGACGGACGCTGCCAAGGTGGAGGGCTACCAAACTTGGCTCAAGGGGCAGGTGGACGCTGGTATCCTAGAGGTGTCCCCGGATAATCTTCAGACCCCGTGGATGGAAAAGTACATCAAGTCGAGTTACAAAAAAGGGGCAATGCGAGCGTATACGGATACCCATGCGGCGGGCATAGCGGCTGCGGCCCCGGACTTTGCCTTCATGGAGGGAGGCAAAGCCGGGTTCTTGAAAATGGCGTTCGATAGTCCTACGGCGGAAGGGAAGATGAAGCTCCTGAGCACGCGATCATTCAGCCAGCTCAAGGGCGTTACGGCTCAGATGGACCAGGAGATGAGTCGCATACTGGCGGATGGTATCTCGGCGGGGAAGGGGCCACGAAAACTCGCTCGGGAGTTGAACAAAAGCGTCAGCGGCCTCGAGAAGAAGCGGGCGCTGGCCATTGCCCGTACCGAGATCATCCATGCTCACGCCGAGGGGCAACTAGATGCATTTGAGGCGATGAACGTCGAGGAGGTAGGTGTGCAGGCGGAGTGGAGCACGGCGCATGATGATTTAGTGTGCCCACTCTGCCAGCCGCTTGAGGGTGTTGTGTTATCTGTGAAGGAAGCCAGGGGCAGTATCCCTAGACATCCGAACTGCCGCTGCGCTTGGATACCTGCTGGGGTGGGAGAGCATATAGGCGGGACCACGACGACTAAGCACGCCGGCCCAGGCCAGGACCTAGCGCCACCCGGTACCTTGCCCACGGGGAAGACGACTGGCCAGTCATGGAATCCGGCTACGGTGGGTGGCCGTATCCGGGATTCCATTAAAGCGGAATTCCCGAAGCTGGGGCCGAAAGATGCTAGGGTGGCGTCCCGGTGGGTAGGAGCGGATCTGACGAAGATAAGCCAGAAGCTCAAACCGGGTAGCAAGGCTTATAAGGCGGCAGTAGCAGCGGCCAAAGCACGAAGAGCGGTAGACGATGGTTGGGGTATTGTGGCGGGTATGAGTACTGCGCAAGAAGAATCTGTGCTTATTGGTGCTAATGGCAAGGTGATAAAAGGCACTTTAACAAAAGGGGATATGGGAGAAGTAGGTGCTGATCCGTTAGTGCATAAAGAAGGTGCTGGTTTGACCTCCCTGCATACTCATCCTAAGAACGTTTCATTTTCAGTAGGGGACTATATAACGGTCTCGGATCAGGTTGGGGTGGATACGTTAGCTATCCGTCTGCCGAATGGTGAGGTACACACTGCGCGAATTTTAGGGGATAGGAAGCTGTTGTGGCAGCGGTCCAAAGACATAGAGGCTGGCATCAAGCAAAAGTACCTGGATCAGTTTATTGATGGCAAGATCACTAAAGCGCAGTACAAAGCGGCCGCACTAGAACACCAGATTGATCTGTCGACACAATTAGCGGCGGAAGGCCTCATCGACTTTAAGGTGTACAAAAGTCTCGATGAATTTAAGGCTGCATTACGGCGACCGTTGCAGGTTTCGACAAAGCGTTTAATTGGAAAAAAGCAGGCGGCCAAACTCGCCCACTCGTTGGATGTGAAGGTGGGCATGACGATGGAGCAATACGGCCTAACGGACGACATGGTCTTCTACCCCGACGGAAGCCCCCATCCAGCCCTTTTGAGTGGCGGAGCGAAGCGGTATGCAACAAGTAGAGGCGTGGCAGAGTGGGGGTTCGACGATTGGGTTGTCGTGGCAAAGGGCACTGAAGCGCATATGGCTCCCAGTGTGCCGAAGATTCAGGCACAGATGAAAGCATTGGACGAAGTGATAGAGGCGAAGCTGGCTAGCCAGGTTGCCATTGCAAAGGCTGCCGGGGAGGCGAAGGGGGTAGCGGAGGAGACGGCGGAAGCTTTTACGCAGAAAACTGTGGTGGGGGTGGGGAAGTGGGGCGGCACCCCGGCGGCAGGGGATATCCTCGACCATGCGGACTATAGTCACCTCCCTGGTTGGGGGGCTCCCACGGCTGGGCGTTCTCAGAGCTATGGCCTTATCATCTTCGACGACCAGGGCCGGGTGCTTATGCGGGAGCCGACGGGGCACTACGGCGGCGCTCATTGGACGTTTGCCAAGGGTGGGGGAAGCAAACCAGGCACGACGGCGCTCGCTGAGCTGGCAGAGGAGACCGGACACAAGGGAGCCATTCATGACGTGATCCCCGGCGGGTTTCAGGGTAGCTCGACGAAAACGAACTACTTCGTGGGGAAGAGTGTCGGGTACGATTCGGCGCTCATGGACGCCGAGACTGCTGCTACTAAGTGGATGACCTTCGACGAGGCGAAGGAAGCCATCGCCATGAGTAAAAGCGCTAAGGTGGTGGCCCGGGATACGGGGGTGTTGGAGGCCGCATTCAAAACAGTGCATGAGAGTAGTGGGATTGCGTATTATAAGGTGGTATCCACGGGGCAGACGGGGCTTCAGGAGACATTGGAGACGGCGGCCAAGAAGGCGTATAGCCACAAGGTGAAGCTTGGTATGGCGCAGAAGCATTTCGCTAAGCCGAAGTTTGGTGGGGGTGTGGTGGATGTTGATTGGGTGAACCCCGCCACTAAACAGAAGCTTAGCTCGGATGGGTTAAACAAGGTGCTGAGCGAGAAGGGGTGGCACACTACTACACTTTCAAAGGGTACGGTGGATGAGCTGTTGCAAGCGGACGATGTGGTGGCGCAGAAGGCTATCATAGATACCTTCAAGAAGGTTCCCAAGGCAAAGCAGAAGGCGGGAGTGGCAGCAAAGGCGGTGGACGACGTGGTCATTGCCCCGGCGGTCACCCCGAAGACAATCGCTGTTCCCCTAGAGCGGGATCTAACGAAGGTGAAAGACCTACCCGGCAGCACCCGGCCATATCTAGCCAAGGACAGGGCCGGAAAGCAATGGGTGGTGAAGGACTCAAGCGGGACCGCCATTGCCCCGGACCACCTCCGCAGCGAGGCGACGGCAGATGAGCTCTACCGGCGGCTTGGTATCGCTACCCCGGGGGGTAAAGTGGTGGATACCCCTAGCGGCCCGATGAAAATTACGGAGTATCTGGAGGGCGGGGAAACGCTGGCTGAGTGGAAGGTGGGGAAAAGCGCCGCCCAGGTGAAGGAGATGCACGAGCAGATCCGGAAGGGTTTCGTTGCCGATGCATTGCTGGCAAACTACGATGTCGCGGGCCTGGCGAATGACAATATCCTCATTGTAGCTGGCAAGGCGCACCGTATCGATAACGGAGGTGCGCTGGCCTACCGAGCGCAGGGTGGTGCGAAGCGGACGTGGGGAGCGAAGGTGCAGGAGCTCGAGAGTATGCGTGACGCCAGTGTGAATGCGAACACGGCGGCCATTTATGAGGGGATCACGGACGATGAGATTCATGCGCAGATTCGCCACATCGCTGCTCACCGGGATGACGTGTTAGCGGCCATCCCGGATGATGCGGTGCGGGCTACCATGGCTGCCCGTATCGACGACCTTACGGCGCGGCTACCCGCACAGCCTGCTACTGCGGCGGCCAGGACCGCCCCTGACGGCACCCGCCGAGCCGCTTATGGTAACACACCCGAGACAGCGGACCGTGTTAAGCGCTCCCGCAGTAACGGCGTCAACATTGTGGGTGACCGGGGGGATATCGAAGACAATAATATGCTCGTGTGGGAGGAGATTGGAGCGGATGGGAAACGTCAAACCCGTCTTCAGTTCAAGGTGACCCAGGACGGGAGTGACAAAATCAAGAACACGCTCGGGGACGAGCTCGCCCGGGCGCAGGCTACCGCCCCCACAACGTCTAACGTTCACCCGGAGGATACTTACTGGGCGACGATTGAGAAGGGGGTGAAGACGATTAACGTGCACGCCGGGGATGGGCAGTATAACTTGGGCACTCTGGAGGAGGTGGAGAAGGTGAAGGTGGCGGTACAAAAGAAGCTCAAAACGGCCAAAGGCGACACAAAGAAGATGCTCGCGCACTACGCCGATGCTATAGACAAGATTGAGGCAGCCAAGGTAAACAAGACCCCTACCGAAGTGATGGCGCAGTATGTACATAAACCGAAGGCCCTGGTAGCGGTTCCCCGGCCACGGCGGGACCTACGGGTGCGGCGGGATAGTGGTATTGATTTTCGAACAGTGGATTTTCAGGATGGTGTGGGGAAGGCTGGTGGCGGGAAGAACGTGTTTTCAACGGGAGAGGCGTATACCGTTGATGCTGGCGACGGTCTTGAGATCAAATTCATTCCAAATGACGGGAGCTATAGTGATGCTTCCGGTCGTGCTATGCACGGCACGGTGATCGTAGTGGTGCCGGAGGAGGCGAGCGAAGCGGCCATCAACAAGGCGCTCGGTATGGTGGATACTCTGGGTATTAATTCAGCGCCCCCGAGTGCGGCATACGAGGAGGCACTCTACCTCCACCGGGGTGTCTACATTCAAGGTAAGCATACGGCGGCTAGTTACAAGAAGATCTGGGAGGATGTTAGTCTCCCAGATGAGGAGAAGGTGGTGCAGTTGAAGGGGTGGGTTAGGAAGAATATGGGAGTTGATGTTGATACGCTGCCGTATTATGACCCTATAGGTGTTACTCGGCATGCGGACGGTACGGGTTTCCGCCATTGGGACCGTTGGGACCTTCCGCCGGACCAGATCGCAAAAGAGATGAAAGACTACGCGCTCATTCATACGACTGGATCGCTTAGTAATAGCTCACAGGGGGAGGTGGCTAAGGCTTTGGGGGGTATCCTCGATAGTGGGGGTGAGTTCACCTCTACTACTGGGCGCATCCGGAAGGGTGTGAGTGTGGGATCTACAGGCGGGGCTTCTAGCCACTCGGACATCTCATCCGGTGGTGCAAGTTACTTTTTCACTCGTATCAAGAAAGCCGATAGCAGCGCGAACGGTTTCTATTTTCGTATCGGTGCACTGAGCCGCCAGGATGCGATTAGCTATAAATCTGACCGGTTTGGCCGTATCTCTGCGCTGGGGGATCGGGGGAGTACTGTTGCCGCCTATAAGCAGTTTGCTTCTAGCTCTGGTAACGAGACGATTTTCAAAGAAGGGTTCGGGCTCGACGATATAGACTTTATCCGTGTGCGGGCAGGCGAGCGGGATGAGGTGCTAAAGGTGTTCAAAGACCGGGGTATTGACGCTCTGCCGGACGGGCGGCCTGTGGAGGACGTGGTGGTAGTAGGTAAGAAGGTGCCGAAGAACAGGAGGTTACAGTGACCATACGAGAGCGGCTTGGAAAGCTAATTGAGAACGGGGCTGCCATCCAGCTTCTGTTTGAGGATGCGCCTATGAAAACGCTCTTGCTGGCCGGGGCGCTGTGGCGGCAGAACCCTACTTGTTTGCGATGGTGTGCGGTGTTCCCGGAGCATCAGGGGCACGTGCACGAGACGTCTTACAGCGAGGTTAGGCTGGAAAACGATGGCCGGGACATAGCTTTCTTTGAGGACGGGCGGATGGTGGCTTACGTGGTCCCGTATGAGGAGAGTGGGCATGAGGTAGATGCTATGCGGGAGAATCTTGGGGAATGGCAGTACCTAGTGTCGCGGTATAAAAATGCTGTGTTATTTGCGGAGTTCTTGGAAACTGCATAGGAAACTGGAATGTGGCTCGTAACTCGACATGGCTTTTATAGCATCGTACGCGCCCATACGGAAGCTGGAGAACCCCACCCCGAGTTGATGCTGATTCGGGCACGTAAGCACGCGCATCTCGTAAACCCCAAGCGGTTGCATAGTGGCCTCAACAAACTACTAAGCAAAAAGAGGCGGCGTGGAGCACAACAAACATATCGAGGAAAATAGGCCGCTATATCGTCTGCGCTCAGGCACGCCTGGGCGCACATTGGAGGCTGATAGAAATGGCTGACGAGAAAACCACGACAGAGCCTGGGGCCGACGAAGCCCCCGTGTTGCCTGGAGCGCACGGGTTATCGTCCTCGGGCGATGGGTCACGAATCAATGTTGAGTTGTCCCGCGGAGACTGGGATGCGCCGAAGCCGATGACGATCACGTGTGTGCAATGTCGTCGAGAACATCGACGACCACGGCGAGGCGATTCCATTGCCTGTGAATGTGGCTTGGTCTTTTGGTGAGATGATAACGATTGAGATGAGGGGCACTGCTGCTCCTGCCCAACTACAGGAGAAGACGAATGCCGAAAGAACAGAAAACGCCGGAGCCGACTGGTGGCAGTGTCACCTCGATCTCTCGGGTTATCGCCGCCTTTTGTGGCGCCTGGGTGTGGATTGCGTGGGCGCTGTGCTTTTTCGTGGCGCCTATCATGGGTGGGATAATGGGATGGATTCTGTGGTGGGATGAGCGGCCATAACGTCTGTCCTCAGCCACCGGGGTAGAGAAAGGAAGACACATGGACCAGACGGACGCTGAAACCCAGACGGACACCCGGACCGACGGAGCCCCCCGGTTTTGCTAACGACCCCCACTAGGCTGTGTGTTGTTATGCTGTCGGGAATCTCTGGCGAAAAGGTTTGCATAGCGGCCAGGGTGGTGTATACTGCCGTTTTAGACGCTCCCAGTCCTTTCTACCACATGTCGTGAAGGAGACCAAGCCATGAAACTATACGGCCCATTCTTGATCTTGCTGATGCTGCTGACGACTGGCTGCGTGTCCTTTGACGGGTCTCAGCTCAAGTCGATGAACATGCAGCGGTGCGGCCTCCGTGGTGCGGGGGACCTCTCAGTGACCGTGATGCTGGATTCGACGGAAGTGGCGGACGCGCCAAAGCTCCAGGAACGTGTGATCACCTTCCTGGATACGGTGGAGCAGTTTGCTGCTACCGGGGACCTGGCCTCGCTTACCCGTA